TTCAGTAGATTTATCTGGTGGAGCGGTGGCTGCGTCTGTAACAGACGTTGTTATTCCTGCAAATTCTCAAATTATTGACTGTATTATTGATGTTATCACGGCAGCTAATACCTCAACAAACTTGAGTGTTGGTGATACTGTAGGTGGCGCTGCAACTATTCTGAACACATTTGCAAGTGGAACCGATGCAGGTCGTAAATATCCAACTACACAAGCAGGCGCGGCGTTAGCATGGCAAGACACAGGTACAGCGGATATTCGTTTAACTGTTACTGGTTCTGCTGCAACAAATGCGGGTTTAGTTCGTTTTACAATTCTGTATCAGCAAAACAATAACCTAGCATAATAGGAGGCTAGTATGGCAGGACAAGAGGTACGGGCTTTTAACGTAGCTACTTCTGGTTTCTCAGCAGGTCTAGTCGGGCCTTCTCGCAGTAGACTGCAAGGAGTTCTGGTATATTGCACCAATACAACTGCTTTCACGATTAAGAATGGATCTGCTACAGGAGATACGCTTCTTGATCTTACATTGCCTGCGGGATGGAACGATGTGTTTCTCCCTAACGATGGTATACTGGCAGACAATGGTTGTTTTGTTTCTGCGTTAAGCGGATCTGGATCAGTGATTACTCTTTTACTGGAGTAGATATGTCTGAAAAGAAATCAAAAAAAGATCCCCGCCTCGCAAGGGCAGGGGTCTCTGGTTACAACAAACCAAAGCGTACACCTAATCATCCTAAAAAGTCACACATCGTTGTGGCAAAGCAAGGGGATAAGGTAAAGACAATTCGCTTTGGTCAGCAGGGAGTTAAGACAAATCAAACTGTAGGTCAGCGTAAAGCTTTTAAATCTAGACATGCTAAGAATATTAATAAAGGAAAGATGAGCGCAGCTTATTGGGCAGACAGAACTAAGTGGAGTCCAAGCAAAACAAAGTCTAGTTCTCCTAAATGGAAGAAGGGGTCATGACTATCTCTCGTGCTCAGATGGGAAGTCAATTGAAAGGTAATAGAGTGAAATTAGATAAAGCAGGATTTGATCCAACTGGTGATGACGCTAAAGACCTTGGCATAATTCGTATGGGCAAAGGTGGAAAAACTGAGAGTAAAGTTAATCAAGCAGGTAACTATACTCAGCCTACAAAAAGAAAGCGTATATTTAACAGAATAAAAGCAGGTGGCAAGGGCGGAGCACCTGGACAGTGGTCTGCTAGAAAAGCTCAGATGCTTGCTAAAGCTTACAAAAAAGCAGGGGGAGGTTACAAAGATTGATGGCACTTACTAATAAGAATAGAAGGAAAGTAAAAAAAGTTGTGAAGGGTTTGAAAAAAGCTTCAAAGCTACACGCTAGTCAGGCTAAAACTTTAAAAGGTATAATGAGAAATGGCTCTAAAAAAGTCTCAAAAAAGCCTTAAATCTTGGACTAAACAGAAGTGGCGAACTAAAAGTGGCAAGCCTTCTACCCAAGGCAGTAATGCTACTGGCGAACGCTACCTCCCTTCTTCGGCTATTAAGTCTCTTAGCTCTTCTGAGTATGCAGCCACATCAAGAGCAAAGCGAGCAGGCAAGGCTTCAGGCAAGCAGTATGTGGCTCAACCTAAAAAAATTGCAAAGAAAACGAAACGACACAGAAGTGTAGTCACATAGGAACTTATCATGGCAGTAGTAACACCAGACCTACCAGAACTATTTGAAGAAGCTTACGAGCGAGCAGGTCTTGAAATGCGTTCAGGCTATGATCTTAAAACGGCTCGAAGGAGCCTTAACATTTTAACATTGGAGTGGCAAAACCGTGGGCTTAATCTCTTCACTATTGAATCTAATACTCTATCCATTTCGGCAGGTACTGCGACTTATACGCTACCTTCGGACACGATTGACATCATCGAACACCAAATCCGCACAGGTACAGGTACAAATCAAACCGATACCACCATCCAAAGGGTCAGTGTCGCAACCTACGCCCAACAAACCAACAAAGAAACGCAAGGTAGGCCGACCCAAATCTACGTCCAAAGGCTCCCAACGGAAACAAAAATAACCTTATGGCCTGTACCAGACAGCACAACCACATACACCTTATCTTACTTTAGGCTCAAAGGTATAGACGGTCTGACTTCTGGTGTGGGTTCTTCAGTTACATCTGTACCACCACGCTTTGTGCCTGCTTTGGTTTCTGGATTGGCTTATTACATAGCTATGAAAAGACCAGAGGTTGCTGCAAGAACAGCAGCATTGAAACAAGAATATGAATTTCAGTTTCAGCTTGCAGCGGGTGAAGATGAAGAAACAGCATCAATCAAGTTCGTTCCTTTTGATACGTTTATGGGTGGCTGATGAGTTACGCAAAAGCTAAATATGCCTTTGGTTTCTGTGACAAGACAGGGTTTAGATACCCTTTAAAAGATCTTGTTCCTGAATATAATAACGGAGTTAAGACTGGATTTCTTGTTGGAAGAGATGTTGTTGATCCAGATCAGCCGCAAAACTTTCTTGGTAGATTAAAGATAAACGATCCTCAGTCCTTGCGTGATCCAAGACCTGATAGGGCTTTGTTGGAGAGTAGAGCTTTATACGGATTTAATCCTGTAGGAAGTCAGGGAACCCTTATGACTGCATCAGTTGGTAGGGTATCTGTTACTACAACAGAGGTAGAGACAGTGACTGGAGTATCTGCTACAGGAGCAGTAGGTTCTGTAACTGTATCAGTTGCTGATAGATTTGATAGCACATCAGTCACATTAGACTCAACATCACAGACATTTGACGAGGGATAGAACATGGCTTTACAAAGTGTAGGAATAGGAAGCAGCGCAAACGATGGGAACGGTGACACCCTTCGTGCAGGGGCAACCAAGATAAACGCAAACTTTACGGAGATATATGCGGCACTTGGAAACGGCTCAACTTTAACTGATATTATAGATGCCAACGGTGTTATAGATGTAAGCTCTGGTGCAAATAAAATTGTTTTCTACTATGCAGCTTTGAGTGATCTCCCAAGTGCATCGACATACCACGGCGCTGTGGCGCATGTGCATGCGACTGGGGGGCTGTATTTTGCACACGGAGGAGTGTGGATTCGAGTTAATGATGAGACAACTGGCCCTGTTACTAAATATACAACAGGTACAAATGGATCTTCTGCATATACCTTTACTGGCCCTGGCGCTACGTCTGGAGATAATCCAAACTTTACTTTCTACAAAGGGCATACTTATCTTATAGACAACACAGCCAATGTAGGAAGTCATCCTTTGCAGATTAGAACATCCAATGGTGGCTCTGCTTTTACTACGGGTGTTACAGACAACTATAATTCAACAACAGGATTGACACAGTTTATTGTGCCTCATGAACCCTCCGATACATCTTTAGTGTATCAATGTACAAGTCACAGTAGTATGGTAGGTAATATAACTATTGTTTAACGCCACAACTTTAAGGAGACTAAAATGGCTATGAAGAAAAAAGGTTACGCCAAAGGTGGCGCAATGAAAAAGAAAGGCTACGCAAAAGGCGGAGCCATGAAGAAAAAACCTGTTGCTATGAGCAAAGGAAGTAAGCTTAAAATGGTAGAGAAGGGCGGAAAGAAAGTCCCATTCTTTGCTGCTGATGGCGTAGGTAAAATGAAAAAGGGTGGTGCTACTAAGAAAAAGGGCATGGCTAAAGGCGGTGTCGTTAAAAAAGGTGTAGGTGGAACTGTAAAAAAGAAAACTCCAAAACCTGCTGCAAACTATAAAGAAGTAGGAAAATATATTCCTAAAGGATCTCAGCCTCCTGTTGATAAAAGACCTGCGGCTAGAGAGCTAACACCTTCTGAATATGAAAGGTCACGCGCAGACAGACGTAGAGCGCAAAGAAAAAAATCAGGTCAACTTGATCAAGCTAAAAAGAAAGCAAAAAAGACAGCCGTTAAAGCAATGGGCGGTGGCATGATGAAGAAGAAGGGCATGGCTAAAGGAGGAGCCATGAAGAAGAAGGGTTACGCCAAGGGTGGAGCTATCAAGAAAATGGGTGGTGGTTCTATGAGAAAGAAAGGAATGGCTAAGGGTGGAGTCATGAAGAAACAAATTGGTGGTAGAATGAAATCAAAAGGAAGAGCAAGAGGGGGAGTAGCTCGTGGTAGTGGTGCAGCAAGGCCGCAGAAGTTTACTCGCAATGGGTAAGAATGGCATATTTGCAAAGCAACATACCGCACTTTAAATGTTGGGTTCGCCGTGAATATACTTGTAATCACGAGCGTTATCATGGCGAGTTCCTTCATGCGATGGTTATTGCGGTAACAACGATGCCTAATAGGTGTCTAAGCTTTCAGGTTATATTTACAGGATCTGAGGCTGATGAAGAAGGTGAAGAGAATGTACACGGTGGTGCAATGTGGGCTAGAATGCCAATAACTGCTTTAGTAGCTGATGAGCCGCTAGAGGATTGGCCTGAACCTATGGCGGTGCATGACGCGCAGCCTTGGGATTGTTCAGCTTATAATCATGCCGTGTATGTTTTAGATAGAGCAACTCCATGTCCTTGGATAGCTAAGATAGATGGTAATATGTATGCAGCAAAGTATTTGTTTACTGTTGATTACGCAGAGAGCGAGATAGCGGATGATCCCGCACAGCATAAGCAGAGTCATGTAATGCAGTTGCTTGATGCAGGTGAATGGACAGGTAACGTAGTGGCACTTCCAAACAATCGTGTAAGGGTAACGCACCCTGCATGGTTTGAGACTGGGAAGGGCGCTCCTGACTTCATGCCATCTCAGCATATACATTATTCTAAATCTGATTTAGACTACACGTTAGATGTAAATAGAGTGTTCGATAATCTTTATAATGAGGCTGAAGAATGAATTACGCTGAATTACTACAGTCTATACAGGACTTTACAGAGAATAACGAAACAACTTTTGTTGCAGAGATACCTACGTTTGTGAGGCAGACAGAGGAACTGATATACAGAACTGTAATGATTCCAGAGCTTAGAAAGAATGTGACAGCTAACATGACTGCTAGTAATCCATACATCGCTAGGCCCTCAGATTTCTTAGCTCCGTTTTCTTTTGCTGTTGTAGATGGCAGTAGTAATTATACCTTTCTTATTGAGAAAGATGTAAACTTTATGCGTGAGGCATACCCTAACCAATCAACAACTGGGCTTCCAAAATACTATTCAGAGTTTGATGGAGATGTAACATCACCAAGTTCTTCTGGTAACTTTATAGTTGCTCCTACACCTGACACTACTTATTTAGTTCAATTGCACTATTATTTTGATCCACCATCAATTGTTACTTCAAGCACTTCTTGGCTAGGGGATAATGCAGAGCAAGCGTTGCTTTACGGAAGCTTGGTGAATGCGTATATCTTTATGAAGGGAGAGCAGGATGTTCTTGCAATGTATAAAGAAAAGTATGATGAAGCTATAAGTAGGTTATTGGTGTTGGGTGAAGGTAGATTAAAAAGAGATAACTATCGTGATGGTCAGCCAAGGATGGATATGTAAATGTTTAAAATAGATATAAGCGTACCAAAGGATGAGCCAGTGGTTGGAGTTAGAACCACAGAAAACAGGGGATTTACTCCTGAAGAATTATCTGAACAATGCGTTGAAAAAATTATTTCGGT